TTCTATGAAGGATTGCAATTTCTTTTTAAGGATATGCAAGTCGGCGGCGATTTCTTTTGCCCTGGAGGTGCTGATTTGGATGGTATCCAACTTGTGATGCGTTGATGTTGTGATCAAATTATAGAACAAGGGTTCTATCGTCTTTACTAGCGTATGTGTTTCAGTTAATAGGTCGGCGGCGGCGGTTTTGGTTTTCATTGGTTTAGTTATTGGTAAATGCTCTAGTGATTCCTTGTGCATAGAATCTCCATGCTTTTGGGTTCCTGATCATGCAGAATAAGTTACGGGATAATTGTTCGGTGCGTCTCATGGTCTCCTTTTATTTGTTCTCTAGGGTTGATTTTATCATTTCAATCTCTCGGTTTAACGCCTCACAAGTTGCGATAATGCTCTCCAAGGATTCTTGTATGCTATTGGCTTGTAGCGGATTAAACTCCTGCAAGTTAGGCTTAAACGTCAACGTGGTGGACTCTACGGCATTGCCATAGAGGATTTCTGATGCGGTTTTTATGTCCATGTTTTTCTCCTTTGTTGTTTTGGTTGCGATCTGCCACAGATCCAGTCTTTATGCGGTTCTGTAGCTAATCGTGGTTATACCCTACAAGGATCTTGCAATCGTTGCAAGGATATTTTTGCAGGATACCAGTTGGTACTGGCTACTGCTCCCCCCATGACAGGGGAAGCAGGGTGTCAATACTACTTTATTGCTCTGATCCTACGCTTATACTCTTGAGTTTCTTTCTTGAGCCTATTAGACTCTTTCTTTGCTCTAGCTTTCTCCAGCACTTTTCGCTGGCATCTGGAACGGATTGCCCAATGGTAAATATCCTCAATCCTGACCACTTCCTCCCTCCTTGTCCCTAGCGGTCTAATCTTGAGGATATCCCCTTCCCTGGAGGATTCCAGAGTGACGATAAGGGGCTTGCCTATATCGCATCCAAAGCCATAGCCAAGGGTGATTCTGGTCTTTCTCTTTACTGGCTTATTTAGAGGAGTCATCCGTTTAGCTTATTATTGAGACTTTCTACTACCTCATTGGTGATGACCTCATCAGTATCACAACCAAACCTGATGATGGAACATGGCCTACCATCTAATGTTCCCTCTACGACTTTCACGACATAGTGGGGATTAACAAGAGTTTTCTTGTTTGTATTTAGATCAAATACTGACACTAACCTAGTTAGACTATTCATGCTTTCTCCTTGTTTTGTTTCTTGTTAGCGGAATTGCTACCAAGCTACTGCACCAGTATCTCTACTGATGCAGTTTGCTTAATAACTACTTCAAAACAATCACATTCTCATGGACATTTTGCACATGGGAGGGGTGAAAGTAAGGAGAGTTTTCCCCCACGCAATATGTTCCGTCCCAATCCCTGAAAAGTTTCCCTCTGAAGGTTGGGGTTTCGGATTTGTTGCAGACCAGAATTACTTCAGTATCTACAAGATCGAATACATTTTTATTACTCATAATTAACTTTTTTTCTGTTTATCCTAGACTTAATTATCTAGGCTACTCCCCCCTGTTTCCAAGGAGGAGTGTGCCTAACTAATATTCAATCTTATCAAATGCTTCAGTAATATCCTGCAAACTAACTTTGCCCGATTTAAGAAGCAATTCCAAGATTTCAGAATGCGTTCCAGTTGAAGAAGAGCAATCTTTCTCAAACTGCTCCCAATCACTCAACTGGTATGCAATTAATCCCAATGCGTCCTCAAGATTAAATCCTTCAATCTTGTCTCCTTTTTTATTGTAGACAGATTGGGGGATAGAATCACAAGTTCCCATGAGATAATATTCGTGCCACTCTTTATCTGAAGTCTCATAAGAATGCGTGTAGCGAACCACTTTAGTTCCTACTTCAAACTTATCAAACTTACCAATGTTATACTTACACCGCTTATCTTTCCAAGGATTGATAAGTTCTTTAGTGGTGATATAATATTGCGTGTTGTTTCTGCTCATAACTAACTCCTTTGTTTTGATGCTATTTAGTCATAGCTGACCTGATGCCAATTTAGCACCAACTACTGCACCAGAGTTTAATCTGATGCAGTGTGTTGAGACTAACTTAACAATGCCCAAAAGATAAAGGCTACCATAGCCTCTACTGATAGGATACCCATAACATTGATGATTAAATCTTTCATATTATCTCCTTATGTTTTGTTTGTTTTCTGTACGTCATGCACAGATTATTACCCTCCCCTTTCAGAGAGGGTAATTTATCTAGGCACTAACTCCCAAGATGTAATCACAGGCGGCATGGGCTTTTCCTGCCGCACTAACTACTAGCTTCTTATCGTTCTTCAGTGCTTTGAGCCATGAAGCAATATAAGCGGCACTATTGTCTAATGTGCGTTCGATGATTCCTGATGTTGCACATAGGAAACTAGCTCCCATTTCTGCAACTAGCTCCTCTTTTGCATAACTACTATCACCGAACCTACTTACGTCTTTCTGTAGCCTTCCAAGCCTGTCCTCGTGCCCTGTGGCATGAGTTAGCTCGTGAAACAGAACAGAGTAGTAGGATTCTACTTTGTCGAACGTCTCTTTATTCGGCATATTTACATAATCGTTTGAACGATCATAATATGCTCTCTGATCGTTGTGAGTAATGCGAGGCTTTTTCTGCATATTATTAACGATCTTCTCTGCTTCGTCGATAGGATCAAAGTCAATCTTCACTATTTCGTCACTCTCTGGCGTTTTAATGCCATCACACTGGCTAACATTGAAAACATTGTAATAACGTAGCATCGGAATTGTCTTTTTCTCTCCCGTTGCTTTGTCGATGTTCTCAAACATTTTCCAGTAAACGACCAAGGTTGACTTTTCTCCTTTGCGTACCTGACCCCCTAACTCTGTTGCCTGTTTGTAGCTGACCCAATAGGGTGAGCTATAACCAGCACAGGATAAGAGCCACACATTGACCCCTCGATAGGCTTTTTTGCTAACGAGGTTAGAAGGGATCTGATTAGACCCCCCTGCCCAAGGTTTGTGCCAAGGCACTACACCTTGCTCTAACAGGTCGATGATGCGATCAGTTACGATTTCGTAAACGTCCATTTTTTCTTTGCTCATATTATCTCCTTTTGATGTTTGTTTTGATCTTACTAACTGAATTGTTAGCAAGCTACTGCACCCCTGTTTCCAGAGATGCAGTTTGCTTACTTACTTCAGAATTATCGTGAAGTAATCTTCTGTGGATTTACTTACTCTTGCTACTTGTTCGAGCGTAAACTCCACAAAATTGCGAGAATAAGGGCCGACTTTATGCCCTACTGCTGACCATGTTTCGAGCATTTCGTTTTCCTTGTCCTCCTCCCAATAGATAACATACTCAAAATTGAGTTTTAGCTTTAGGCTACCATCATTTTTGATGATTTCACCTTGAGCTTTATTCTCTATAATTTTGAGTAATAAATCTCTTTTTTCTCTCATGCTGTCTCACCTTCCTTTCCTTGCTTGTTAGCAAGCTACTGACCCTGTATCTCTACAGGGTCAGTTTGCTTACTCACTACGCAACAATTTTGCACATTGCGTCAACTTCTACATATCTAACTTTGGGAGCCTCTCCACAATCAAAAACCCATCTTAATTCTTGCGAATTGCGAATGTGTTTTTCATGGAATGCTTTAGCTTCCTCCAGAGTATCAAACCTGTATTGAACACTCCAATTCCCCTTGGCAGTTAGTGTTTGTACTTCGATTTTCACTCTGTGATATGTATCACCTAATTTAGCCGTTTTTGCGGTGGCTAATTTAGTTTTTGTACTCATGCTGTCTCACCTCCTTTTCTGTAGCTGAATTGCTACTGATTATTGCCCCCTGTTTCCAAGGGGCAATTTATCAATATCAACTTATTCCATCATTACTTGCAAAGGTATTAAAATACTCTTGTTCTCTTAATTTTGCGTCTCCGTTTCCTACCTTTTTAAGCCACTTGTTAATATGTCGAGTAGTAGTTGCACTCCAAGGATATAAGGTTCTGAAAAACCCTACTCCATGAACATAAGCGGCAACTGGCGTTTCATAACTAAAAAGAAGTGAATTGTTATTATTAAATATCACTTCGTTAATGTTATCACCATGCGTTTTTAACTTCATAACTATCTCCTTTTGTTTTGATACCCTAAAAGCTAGGGCTAACTTCAAAGCATTCTGCTCTGATTATTGCCCCCAATCTAATCTTGCGACTAAATCAGGGGCAATTTATCAAAACAGCATTTATGAGTTTTTATCGTCTTATTGGAATTATTAACCAGTTAACCCTACAGGGGGTCTCGATGCGTACCGATCACCACTAGGGGCAAGGGCAAGTTCCGACCAGTTGGGGAATTAACCAGTTAACCAATAAGCTAAAATGTCAAAGAACAAATCCGAACTCGGTGGCTCGAATATCGGGAAAACCATTGGGTGAGATCGTCACCAGTTCGCCATCGATGAAAACAAATTTATATAAGCATCATGCACATGGCAAGCGAAAATCTAAAAGAAACTAAAAATAGTTTGTGAAGCGGCATTCTAGAGCCTTCTACGAGCATCAAGATTTTTCACCCATCTTCCAAAGATAGCCCAAAAACACCCATCCAGACCGCATGAATACTAGCTGTAGCCCTGCAAGCCGATTCTAGAGCCTTCTACAGACTTCGCACAAATTCCATTCACCCCAAAAAGCGAGGTTTTTCACTCCATGCTTGACACCTTTCCAAGGGGGTCATTATACTCGATTCGGCATAGCCACTTCTTTATACTGGTTGTACTTGCCAGTACATCTAACCAGCACCAAAACCTAAAGACTCCCACAGGGCACAGGGATCAAAATCCTATGTTCCTCGGCTTGCCGCTACTGACTAACAAGCCACACTTGACGAGGTGAAAATTATAGTATAAAAGACCTAGTAAAAATGAACAAGCAACTAACCCAAAAACAGAAGAAATTTGCAGAGAACTATATATTACGCTCCATGAGTATAGCCGAATCTGTTAGGAGGTCAGGTTATGCTGTTAAATCGGGACGTTCTGAAGACTACGGATCTCTAGGATGTAGACTACTGAAAACAGAACGAGTTTCTCACTATGTATCCAAGTTAAGAGATAAGGCTTTTGAAAAGGATTTGTTAACATTTAACGAGCGTAGATCCTTTCTTGCCAAGGTAGTTAGATCATCACCAAGTGAGGTAGATGCTAACTCTGATATATGTCAGGAGTATAGTGAGACAACTAACGAGCATGGAGTTAGTAAGCGAGTTAAGATACCTGACAAGCTAAAGGCTTTAGAGTTGGATGCCAAGTTAGCAGGAGATTTTAACAAAGAGAATGAGGTTACTAATCCGTTTCTTTTCCTAGTTAATTTCTTTACACCTAACTCCTCTCCTTTGACACTACCTAATCCCAATGTTATAGATGCAGAGATTGTCCCCTAAAATCTGCCTGACCTAACATAATTCTAGGATCTCTTTTTAAGGGAATCTCTTCGGGAGGTCGGGGGGGTGTACACACCCTGCCGCCACGGGCGTGTTGTGCAACATACCCCAATGAAAAAAAACCTATATTTGGAAAGTTCTTCCTATTTTAGTTTCTTTTAATCTTCTATCCAAGTATTCTGGAGATGGGAATAAAAAAAGTAGTAGACGAAGAAATGGGAATGGCTATAGTTTGTGGACTATGAACAAAGGCGAACTACTTATTACTTTACTGAATGCGGCAACGATTGGTCATGTGTTGCACTTGCGGAGTTTGAGCTATGCGGAGCATAAGGCACT